GCTTCCATGTGGCATAGCCGGTATCAAACACAAGAAACCGACCGCATGAATCCGCAGGCGTTTGCGGATGAGTACATATCTACTGAAGAATGTGCCCGGCGGCTTTCCGTGTCTGACCAAACCATCAGAAATTGGATCGCAGTGGGCCGAAAGCAACCCGAAAAAGGTTGGACAGAAGGCCTTCATTACGTCAACGTTGCCCCAGATGCTGGGAAGAAGGCCGTCATTCGTATCCCCTGGAACCAACTGGTGATGTCCTTTTCCAAGAACAAGGAAATTGATCTGTCTGATTTCTATGGGAAGAAATATCAGACAACCCAGGAGAAACTTGAATGATTCCCACGCGTTTCCAGGGGTTGGACCTGCTGGTGATTACTGTTGAGAACTGTTCGCAGCTGTTGCCTGAATCATTATTCCGGCAAGTTGAGGATTTTCTTCCGCCCACGGGTTCTTTTGACGATGGATGCTTGCGTCGATACCTGGAAAACGTAAGAAACTATGAAGAGGAGGACGCCAATTCAGGCATGACCCTGGCGAATCGCTTGCGTTTGGCGTTCGTGGATATGAACCCAGACACAATCTGTGGGAAATTCCCCCAGGCAGAACTGCCCCTTAAGAGGCGTCTTCGATGTGTGGCCGAATATCTTATCCGGTCTGGAGAATTTGACAAGCTCCGCGACGAAACCGGTAAACTTGTGAAGAAACGCGGCAATCTTGGCAAGTTGGTTGTCATTTATAAGCCGCTCCCTAAACTCCTAGAGTCCCTTGTCCGCCAGGGGTTAATTGAACATGAACCGTCGAGAGAAGCTGATTCACTCCGCCTTGCAAGGTGATGTAGATGAAACCAAGGCGAAGATGCTCAGCCAGACGGTTGACTTCATCCTTGGCGACATGGGGTCCTTGTACTACAAATTTTGGCAGGCAGAGGGCCCAGGGGTCATGTGTTTTCAGCCTGATCAGGAACGTGGCGTCATCTACATGACGTTAGAAGAGTTAAACGCCGCAAAAGAAGCGATGGAGCGGGATAACAACCATGATCTGGTTGAAACGTTCCGACGAATTTTGGAAGCAGCACAAAAGATTGATCCTGAGGAAAAAGCTGGTTACATCATCAATGATGAACTGGGTATTCGCTATTTGGAAATAGATTACAACAAGGTTGTGGATGCGGCATGACGGTACGGCGTGTCACCGGCAGACGTGAAGATCTAGAACTCATTACCCCCGCTGAACTGGTTCAGGCAGCAAACATGGTGATGGGTGGGATTGATCTTGATCCTGCCAGTTCTAAAGTTGCACAAGAATACGTGCAGGCTGGGCAATTCTTTGGTCCGCAACAAGATGGCCTAAATGCCCAGCAGTGGTTTGGGCGTGTGTACCTATTCCCGCCCAGCGGCTGCTATTACTTTGATAAACGGTTGGATAAATGGAAGATGACCAGAGCTTCCTCCCCGACTCTGGTATCGTCCCATGCCGTGTGGTTTCGTCAGCTCTATAAAAAGTGGCTGGCAGATGAAGTAGAGCAAGCCATTTACTTCACCAACTGCCCTGACATGATTCGTTACGAGCAGAAGATCTTTGATTTCCCCATCTGTTTCTTGAAGACCGTTCCACGGCTGATCAAATACACGAGCGAAGGAATTGGAGAGCACAAAACCTGCAGCTCTTTTGTTGTGTATCTGCAACCCAAGACAAACTCAGGTGGAGCAACCATGAAATTCATTGAAACATACGAGCAATTTGGCCGCGTTATCTACTGAATTCGGTATAGTTAAAGACGATTGATGGGATCTATGGGAATCCTTTGCGACGCCGAAATCAAGAAATTTGCCCTGGAACAGGGGATGATCGAGCCATTCAACGATCATCTCATCAATGAAGAAGATGGACGCCGCATTTTGAGCTATGGCCTTAGCTCATATGGGTATGACATCCGTCTTTCGCCCAAGCAATGCCTGATTTTTGGTCGCATTCAAGAAGGTGTATCCGATCCCAAGGATTTCAACCCCAAGATCCTTTCCGAATCTGCTCTGCTTGAGGACGAGAAGGGTAAGTATTTCCTGCTGCCTCCTTACGGTTACTGCCTGGCAGTTGCGGAGGAGCGGCTCAAGCTGCCCCAAGATGTAACTGTGATCGCCATGGGCAAGAGCAGCTACGCGCGCTCGGGCATCATTGCCAACATCACCCCAGCAGAGGCTGGCTGGGAAGGTTACCTGACCCTGGAGATCAGCAACGCCACTGGCCAGTTCAACCGTATCTACGCCAACGAAGGGATCATCCAGCTTCTGTTCCTGCGCGGCACTCCTTGTGAAGTGTCGTACCAGGACCGAAAGGGCAAGTATCAGAACCAGGCTCAAGAAGTCGTCTACTCAAAGGCATGACCATGGACCGTACCAATCTTGAGCAACGCATCGACATCCTGCAGATCCTGGAAGATCAAGTTGTTTTCCTGAAGAACGAAGAACTAGCTGGTTCCCTGATCGGTTTTCGTACGGAAAATGTGAACTGGATTCTCAACACGCTCCAGGAACTCCTGGGTCAAATGCAGGACGCCCTAGATCTAGAAGACTTCAGCGACAGCTGGAGTTAGCTAAAACCGTAAAACGTACCTGATTGCGGCTTAGGTTTCTTGGCATAACCTACGCTGCCAACGGTGCCGTATTCATCTCCCAGGCTGGGAACCTCCACGCCACCAATAATGGCTTCTGACCTGGGAGTTTCACCACGTAGGGTGGGCTCGTCAATGGAAGCCTTCTGGCGGTATTTATTTGCCGTCTTGGCGGCCTTAAAGAAACGACGGATGCGGCCCTGTTCATCATTGATTGCTTCAACGTCAGGACGCTCTGATTCATCGATACGACGTAAGTCCGTGTCGTAATTACGTTCCGGATGCAGGTCGGTAACTTCTGAACCTGAGCTACCAGAATCCTGCCTTGGATCGTAGGTGGGGTCGAAGAATCTTGCCATAGTATTATTGTAAAAGAAGTAGTCCCAGTACTTGATATGATGCACAACGCGGCATCGTTCCTCGATGCATTTGTACAAGATGAAGTGAAGTGCCGTTGCCTCACAGAAGAGGACTTCGGTCAACCTCTCGCAAACGAAGAAAATGATGTACCCTTATATGACATGTACAACCGTGGATTGGCGGTATGTCAAGAAGGGAACGAGAGACAGAACCTGTCATTGGCGGAGGGCCGCTCGGGTCTGACGGGTTACATCCCATCGGCGGAGGAGGGAATGGCAATGGGAGCAAGCCCGAAGCCCAAAACCCTGGTGCTGGAGCTGGAAGGCCCGAGCGAGGAGATGAAGGAAGAATCCCTCAAACGACGTGGTTTGCGCCGGTAGAAAGCGATCTACCGTTCGTTAACGAGGACTTTGGTGGTTGTAAAGATGGGGTCTGTCCTGTGCCGTGGGCCAGCGACGCAAATCCTGTCTTTACGATCCAGGGTCGTCCAACGGTTCAGGAGGATACGGTAAATCATCCTTCCCATTACACCGATGGGGGCATTGAATGCATTGAAGCAATCGAGGCGGCTTTAACCAACGAAGAATTCCGTGGTTATTGCAAGGGAAACTGCATGAAGTATATCTGGCGTGAGCGCCATAAAGGCGGGACAGAATCACTGAAGAAGGCACGGTGGTACCTGGATCGCTTGATTGCTTTAGACGATACTCAGAACGGCTGAAGCTCGTCCTCATCATCGTCGCCGTCTTCGTAGAACGCGCAGGCGGCGGCGAGTTCTTCTAATTCCAAATCAGTTGGAACATCAAAGTCCAGCTGGATGTTTTCGTCTGCCAGAATTTCTTTAACGGCCTGCCATTCCATCAGGCGCTGATGGTAGAGATTTAAGAGGGCGGCATACAGCTCATCCCATGTCATCTCCCTGGCAACCATCTCAGCCTTACGCATTGAGAATTGAAGTTCCAGGGGTAACTCAAACTCCCGTGGTTCTACTGATCTCTCCATTGCGTCCTTCATGGCCGGAATAAAACTATTTTAATGCTAGCTGGCGAATACAGATTCAAGTTCTTCAGAACCAACGGATAACCAAGGGTCCTCATCAACCTTGAATGAGTTAGCAAATTCAGCTAAAACGTAAGGATTGACGTTTTCTTCCAGCTGTCGAATGGCCTTTACTTGGTGCGGGGCGGCTGTGTAATTGCGGAAGGCCTTCATCAAAACTTCTGTTGAGGACCAGGGGCTGTCATCAATTTCACGGAGCAGAAGCTCTACTTCTTCCCGGCGACGTTCGATCAAACCTCCAATGACCCTGTGGTTCTCATCAAAAATCCAGTGCGTCATTTCTTCCGCAACGCCAGCCCAGTCATCATGCTGGATGCAATCAATGACGTTGCTATAGAGAAAGGGTTTCCAGCCGATGGAATGAACGAAAGAAATTAAAGATTGTTCTGCGCAGCCATCAAATTTTAGCTTTAGATCCGCCAGGAGACCTTTGATTGCTTTTACTTCACACACCAAATATTCCAACGCTTTTTCTTTTGTACACCATTGGCCTTGTTTGACTGGCGAGCCATCAGGATAATACTGAGTGCCATATCCAATGGTGTAAGTACCATCTTCATCTGAAGGAAATGCTTTTTCACTGAAGCCTTCGTATTTGCAAATTAAGGCAACAGCTTCCTTCAGATTGGACATGGGAGTACAACAAGTACTCCCATATTACACAACTTAAAAATACAACTGTTATTTACCTTGGCCGCGCATTTTTTTACGCCCGTGGTTAGGAAGGCTGTGCTGCCCCTGACCTTGACGGGTTTTCTTGGGCTTGGACTCAAGCTTGATGGATGAAGATGATTTGGGCTTTGCCATGATTAAATGAAATTGGCGTCACCACTTTACTTTGTCCGCCCAGTAGGCAGCAGACATTCGTCCTTTTTTAATGTTCTGGGCATGCCGGGCCTTAAAGCTCTCCCGCCTCTTGCGATACGCTTCTGACTCCCCTTCCTTCTTGGGGCTCCCCTGGACACCTTGCTGACCGAAACGAATGATCTTTTCTTGCCCTCCTTCGCACGCCTTGACCACATGTGATTTAGTCGGATGATTAGGAGTACGTTGCGGTTTATTACACGCCATCTTGTCCTTTGCTAGCTTGGCCGCCGCCGCAGCTTTTTTTCGTTTGTCGGCCATTAGATACCTTTAAACAGTGCGGTGTATTCGCCAAGGAACGATTTACCGGAAGTAGATGTAGATGGTTCTTCTTCCTGATCTTCATCAATTCTAAAGTAACGAGTATAAAAATCCTGTGCATTTTGCTTGGCGGTTTCTTCGTCAACCTCTTTTTGATCCTCAGGAAAGAAACTTTCAATCGTACCAAGGGATGCAAATGGGTCTTGTAGATCAAGGCCGTACATCTTAAGTGATTCATCTTGTCCGGCTTTGGTCAAGAGGGTCTGCTCACTACGATCAAGGTCAGGGAACATATTTTCATAAAACTCATCCTCGGTTCCTTGATAGCCAGCATTTTGGAAGATGGCATAAAGCTGAGTGGTGGGTTTTGCCATCTCATCTTTATAATCTTCTGGTTTTTCAATATATGTGACGCCCAAGATCTCTTGGGTTGGGCGTTGACGTTTCTCATTGAGATATTTAATTTGCTCTCTAATTTCCTGCGCAGAGCCGCCACGGAGCGTTTCAACGATATATTGCTTAAGCTCATCCACCGTACCTGAGAACTCCTGCAGACCATATCGCTGGAGAACCTCTTTCCAAGCATCAGGTGTTTTGGCTGGATCTAAGCCACGCAACATTTCATCTGCAAACTCTTCTGGTGTAATGAAAGTACCAAATACGGCCTGTGCTTTATCTGCTTCTTTTTGCAAAATTGGCATCACATTAATTGAAATAAAATCTTGAACCTTGCTGGCATTTGTAATGTCATCAGCGGCATCGTATCCCTTGCCTTGGCCCTTGACTTCAAAGTGCATCCGTGCGAATGCAGCTTTATTATTTACGTCAATACCAAATCGGTAAACCTGGGATGCCCAGTAGGGGTCACCTGCTTTGGCCGCTTCCCAGTCAGCCTCAATTGTTTTCTTCTGATCTTCGTACTGAGTTAAACGGCTTCTGTCGCCTGTTGGGCTGAAGTAAAACTCAGGATCAAATCCCCTGGGACCTTGGGCCTTAATTTGATCCAGATAAACCTTGCTCTGCAACTCTCCCAACCGTTTCAAGGAGTCGTCAAGGTCCGTAACCTCAAATGGATTTCGCTCTTCCTGGCGAATATCCAGATACTCGACAAATTCATCCATGGATTTGGACTCATTAAAACGAGGTATCAAGTATTCATCTAAATAGTTTCTGGCAAATTGAGCTTCAATATTCATCATTTCTACAGCATCTGCAGTGCTGTAAGAAGCGGCAACGCCGCGATTTTTCGCTTCATCTAAAGTTTTGATATCGGCCTCAACACGAGAAAGGATTGGTTGAAGAATTAATTTGGCGTTGTCTCCTGGATCGCCCTGAATTGCAGTAAGAATGGTTTGTCCATCTGGACCTTGTTTTTCCAGAAAACTAACCAAATCTTGAGTTGTTTTGAACCCAGACTGCTCTAAAAAGCTGGCACTGAATTCTTTTTTATTAGCGTCGTAAACCTTCTGTGTGTTGTCCAAAAAAGCATTTAAGATATCTTTCTTTTCTTCCAGGGGTTCAAATAAAGAGTAATCAATACCATATTTATTTTTAATTGCCTGATCAAACCATTGCTGCCAGTTGTAAACAATATTGTTCCGCATGCCGGTCACGTTTTGAAGCGCATTCAGTAAACCTTCTTCTGCTTTGCCTCCAGAGGTAAAGGCAAGTACGCCACCAACGCCTGTGTCTCCGAGGATGGAATTGGTAAGATCACGGTTAATATCCACCACCTCGGAGAACCCGCTAAAGCCCCGGAAGAAACTCATCATCTCTTGCCGGCCTTTTTGCTCCTTCATGGCAGCAATGGCATCCTTCAAGATGGTTTGATTCAACGCGGCAAACTTTTTGACATCAACCGTTTTCTTTGTGTTGATAGCAGTATTAATGGCATCTTCTAACTCCGTGATGCCACTACCAGCGTTGATGTTGTAACTGAGAATGATCTGTTTGTCTTCCGGACGTTCTGATAAACGGAACAGAACGGCAAATTCTTCCGGTTTGTTAACATCAAGATATTTTTCTTTAGCAAGACGACTCCAGTACGCGTCCCCTTGACGTGCTTTAGTCCATTCGTTTGTTACCTCGGGAACGTTTAGAAGACGTTGTGTGATCGTATCTGTATCCACTCCCAGCTGTAGGTCACGAATTGTTTGAATTTCTTGATCTGTTAAAGCCTTTTCTTCGTAACGTTTTGAGGCAGCAAGATCTTCTTCTTTGTTACCACGGAGGCCTTGGGTTTTGCCAACGTTGGTGTAATGTTGCCAATAATAATTATTTTCCCCGTAACGCTCAGTAATATCAATGTCATCGTTAGCAACTGCCTGCTTCCAGGCCGAGTTGACGTTTGGATTTTGTTCTTTGTAGTAAAGCGGATCAAACGTTCCATATGGAGGTTTGGCTCCAAGGTTGCTATCCCATGGAACAAGTTTTTCGGTTTGATAAAAAAGTTTGTATTGAGCTTTAACGCCATCAACGATCTCTTGGGCTTCCGCAGGAGGAACTCCTGCGTTTACTAGATCGTTATATGTAAGCTGATCCCGCTGAAGAACATAATCTCCCCCCTTGGTAGTGGAAGCAACAGAAACAGTTTTGGAATAAAGATTATTTTTAGATGTGTTTTGATTATTAAGTAACGTATTTTCCTGATTTAGTCTTGTATTGTTTTGATTTAAAACAGTTGCTTCATAATTGAGCTGCGCATTGGTGTTGTTTAGGTTCGTGTTAAATGCATTTGTATTAGCATTTTGCTGGTTTTGAAGTGTAATGGCATCACGCTGCTGTTGAATTGCTACGTTTGCATTGGCGTTATTAATATTTGTGTTGTAGTTATCGGTATTTAGTTTTGCATTATTAACATTTGCTGCAGCGTTTTCTTGATTTAACCTCCGGTTTTCGTTATTTTTTTCATCATCTGAAACAGTTTTATCGCGGTATTTGGTAACGTTTTCACCATAAAAACATGCACCAAAAATTTTAACGTGACAAACAAATTCGTTATAAGGTTCTCGAATTGTTTTTGTATAATCTGTTCTGTAATCAGTTTTTAATGTAGTTGGATAATCAAACTTTAAGTTCGTTGGAAGAAGATCAGGCAGTGGGGTATTGGTGACAAGATTAGTGACGTGATCCGTTTTACGGCTCGTGTCGTGATCCGTCTTGTAATCTGTCTTGTAATCGGTTTTTTCGTTGCTAACAACCCACTTGCGGGCGCTGGCATCGTAGCGAATACCCATTATCAGCCAAACTTTTTCTTTATCCTACCAAGGATTAAACCGCAAATCCCTGTTGAAGGCCGGGATTGGTGTATTGGAAAATATCAATCACTTCTTGGGCCATCCAGCTTTGGATTTTTTGAAACTGAAGTTCGTCATAAAACTCCTGCTTGCAATACCATTCTTCCATCTTGTGGCTGGCCTTGTTGGAATTACAGCTTCGGCAAGCGGGTACCAAGTTGTTCCTGTTGCTGGAACCTGACTTAAACCTGGGAATAATGTGGTCAAGGCTGGTGGCATCTGCCTTGCAGTAAGCACACTGATGATTCCAGGCTTCGTAAATTGAATTTCGATAACGTTTCTTTGCTAACTTTGGAGTTAATTCAATGAGTAGGGAGAGGGGTTCCTGCTCACAGTTGAACATACTCTTTAGTTGCCGTTACCTTATTTTAATTTCGCCTCATTTGTATCGAACCATAACACAAAGCAAAATGTTTTCTAAAGAACCTTGACTGGCCGGTCTGCCTCGATACCGTACGAAGGTCCGCGTTTTTCTACGCCATGTCCACAGCCAGGGGTTGGGTTCCAGTTCACAGGGCAGAGGAACTCCTAGGCATTGATCGCAAGACCCTCTTTAAGTACCGCGACGACGGCACTTTAAAGCTGGGTCCGCACTTCGCTGCATTTCCCGAAACTCGTTCCCGTGACGGTTATCGCTGGAATATCAGCGCCGTCAGGAAACACCTGCAAAAGCAGGGGAAGATGTCTGTTGCCGCTTGAGAGAGCGCACAAAATTCTTCCTGATGCGGTGAGCCAGTAGCAGATCGGTAATGTTCAACTGAACATCCTGATAGGCAATGGCGTGATACAGCGAAAAAGAAAGGGACTCCCAACGGCTTCGCATAATGTGAGGCCGTTTTTCTTTCAGGTTAAAAAGCAAAACCCACTGCGGGTGCAGTGGGAACACATTACGTTTTTTAGTGGGGATGTGGATTGAAGAATCTGGACCCCATTCAAAACCACACAACTCATCAGGCTTCAAGCCATACGTGGCAACCATTCCATAAAGCCACGCGACATCTTTGGTTTTGCGTTGGGAAGCCAGCCGGAAGTACTCATCTACAATCCGCTGATCAACAGGCGGTGACTGAGACATAGCTGAGATGAACTGGATAACCTGACCCTAAACATCAGGTGTACCAGAGCGCAAGGGGTAAAGGATTTCTTAATAAGTCCCTTAGGACTACTATAAGTTTACATTATGTTACTCAGGTCCCACGCCGCTTGTGAAGGCCGCCCATGCCAGGCCAATGGCTTCCATGGTGGAGGTCTCACCTGAGGCGTAGGGCAAATGCACTACATCTCCTGCGTGATACACCGTAGGGATTCCGCTGTAAGAAATATCGCTATCACCATAGATTCTTGTATCTATCTGTTCTTGGGAGTAAATAAAGTTGGTTGAAACAACATCACCAAACTGTGCCATAACTACACACTCGGACGCTCACCAGAAGCTGGAATATATTTTGTACCGTTTTTATCAATCATTGTGAAACCATTCATTTTCACAAAGGTTGAGGGAATATTAAACAACTTTTGCATCATTGGCATCATCATGGGTGCCTGACAGTTATAAGGAGGCACATCCATGGTGGACAAAGAACGTCGTTGAAGATTGGCGGCACGCGCTTCTGTTTGATCTTTTTCAGTTTCTTCAACAAGCTTTTGCTCCCATGCGGCCATGCTTTCAATGCCAACTGGAAAATCAGAAGGCTCAGGAGGGAATACACCCTCTTCGTATTTCATGGCATAGATGTGTTTGCAGTAACGCATCTCATCTAACAAGGGTGTCCAGGTGTCCGTCAAAGATGTAATTACGTTTCCAGACGCTGAGTAATCTTCGTAGCTCGGCATACCCTCTGCTCTGGAGCCAGGGATCGAAGGATCTGACGTATTGCGTAAATACATCGCACCAAAATCACGGAATACACCAGGTCGATCTCGGGCTGCCCCTGGCACCGTTGATACTGTTGGTGTGACAGTAGGCGGAACGTTGTATTGAGGGGCAGGGGAAACAATCCGCATGTCCCTGTTGACGTTGGCACTGGTCATTGCGTTATTGTCAACAACGCCGCCAAGGGTCATGATTTCATACCGACCTGGTTTTAAAGAGGCAACGTTGGTACGCGGAAACTTGGTTTTAAGCGAATCAGAAACCTTATTAAGCGACGACATAAAGCCGTAATCACGGCGGTTGAAATCTTGACATGAACAGCAATAACGTGTTCCTGTCATGAGGAAACGACCAACATTCGGAGGCCTTGTTGCAGGAGTAACCAAAGCTCTGTCCGGTGTTGCTTCTACGGAACCAGCTTTTCTTAACTTCAAGATTCCGTTGAAGGGATCTGTGTCGGCCAAGACAGCAGAAACGTATCCATAACGCTTTTGAGTTGCTGGATCAATCGTGTCCCTATCAATTGGAACGCCCCCAACTGAAACAATCCGATCCTCCAAAATCTCACCGTTAATCGCCTTCAGCCCACCGGGAACACCAGGAATCGCAACATATAACGGCGGGGGAAGAGGATTGCTAACGCTCCAGGTTCCCGTGAGTTTTACGTACCAGTAATTAGCGTCCTCAGTGACAGAAGCAATAGAAGCACGCACCCCAGTACTATCACGAACATTATCAAACCGTAGGCTGCCAGCCACGCGCACGCCAGCCCAGTGCATGCCAAACTCTTTATTCTTCGTCGGGAATCCTTTGAAAACACCAGGAATTGTTGGGGGATTACCGCTGGTTTGTGGTGTACCAGCTGGAACCGGCACACGATAGGTGAATGGGTAATCGTATGAGTTGTCGTAGAAACAAGCTGTAGCAATCTCATAGCCACGCCTCCAGCGTGACCAAGCGGATTCACGGTTAACCGCGTAAATAGAGTCGGGAACCGAACCTTTTGAGAACTCGGTTGTAATTGGTTTTACAGGCCGGGGATCAAAAATCTCGGCCTTATTAAAGTTCCCAAAAGAGCTTCCACTCTTTTTGGCCATGACTTAGAAAAATCCGCCTTCAGCTGTAATGTGTGCGCCAGGGATATATCCAGAGCTGTTAGGACCGTCCGGAAAAACGCCAACGTAAATTCGATCGCCGCGCTCCAGGTAGATTCCTTTATTCCGTAACGGAGCTGTCGAACCGAGTCCAGCGGTGTTGCCTGCAGCAGGAACAGGAGCTGCCAAAGCAGGCATCAGGTCTGAACAATCAACTGTACCGCTGTTGGCAGGAACGGTTTTTGCAAATAAAAGTTTGTAATCACCCGACGCGGGAATTGGAGTTGTCGTTCCACGGGTGTGGTAAAAAGCAAAGGTAACAGCTGGCTGATACCCATAAACAGAACCATTGTACAAGAAACCGGTTGCTGTGCCGCCAGAATAATGAATTGCGGTATTGACACCCGTTAAAGTTGCCGAGCCAGTATATGTGTAGTAACCAACGCCACTTGCAGGTGTTGTTGCTGTAATAACACCCGTAGAAGCAACGTTAACAATTTGGCCGCTTGTTAACGAGATAACAGTTCCAGAGCTGGCTGCGTTTACGGTGTAATCAGCAGCCCGATAAAAATCGTTTCGTGTAATAGTAATTGAATCAACGACACCACCGTTGTTTGTATCTTCTTCCAGCGCTGCGTCCATATCAACCAGAATGGAAGGCGCTTGTCCACCTTGAACAAACAAAGTGTTTGAGGAAGCGCTGCCAACGGTTTGGGTCGTGACTCGAACAGAGTCAAACAACGGGCGGTCAACCAGCAACGGCTGCTTGTTTGTACTCGTACTAGCCACGTTTTTACTTTGCCTTTTTAATCATTATAAGGGAGTATCACGCCCTTGGAGTCAAGCCAAATTCTTGCATGAAATTCATGTAATCAGTGAAACCTTTAGGGTATTTCACTGCTTCTGAAAATAACCCCTCAGGGTTCCTCTGGAGATTGAGGAACCGCTGAAAGGATTCGCTATCCATCGTGGTTTGCGTATCCGGAACAAAGCGAAAACGCCCTGAACCAAAAGTGGCACGCAAGTATTCTCCGGGAAGATACTTGTCGGAGTAATCGGAGTAACTCACTGCAGGAACCCCAGGGGATTGATAACAGAAAGGTTTTCAACTAAACCCTTGACCGCCGCTTCTTTGAACGCATCCAGCAAACTGGTGGTTTTCTGTTGACGACGTTGTCGAAGAGCTGCTGTCAAGGCCTCAGGGGAAAGCCCTGGACCCGAAGCAGGGGCTGCTTGTGCCACAGAACCTGGAGAGCCGAAGATTCCAACACCTTTTTGATAAGTTGCTTTATCCAAAGGATTGAAATAAAAGTTGCTTTGGCCAGGGATGGGAGTGTAATCACCTGGTTTCCTGTTTCCATAGGCTGCAACACCTCGGAACGATTGAGCACCTCTTGAGCGCTGGAACTGTTCACCAACCAAGGATGGGTTGTTGACAATATTGCGCAACCGATCAAACTCGGCTTGGCCCCCAAGGACGCGAGCACCGAAAGAAGGATCCGCCAATTGCTGCATTGAATAATCAAATACAGCTTCATATTGACCAGGGGATTTAGCGATGTTGCGAATGTCAACGCCACCCCAGCCTCCTTGGAGGCGTCGAGCCAAGACATTAGCTGCAACGGCAGCTACGTCCTGACCTTTACCACCACGGAAACCCTCCAAGCCGGAGAGAACAGTAAGGGCATTTAATTCTTCAGGTTTTAAACCAAAGAGTTGCTGTACTGTTCTCGGTGCCATTATTGGGACCTCCTTTTTAATTTCTCCATGAGGCTGTACGCAAGACCAGGATTTGCCGTCGCCCACTGATTCAAGGCTTCTGGTGTCATCCCAGTTGCACCGCCAAGATCTTGCAGCTGTCTCTGAAGTGCTTGATCCTTCAACATGCTCCTACCCAATTGCTGCTGGCCCGCATAGAAGGAAGAAAGGGGGACACTTGTAGGAGCAGCGTACTGCTGAGCAGCATTAAGTACTTCTTGAGAGAGTGCGCGTTCTTGAACATTTTGGCGTAGTGCGGGAACACCGGCCCCAGTAGACACGCCTGCGCCCTGATAAGAAGGGCCTCCTGCAAACGAACCACCGATGGGAACATCTGCAACAGGGGGTGTCAGTTGTCCGGCTTGCTGCCCTGAACCTAAAGAAGCAGGTGGGGCAGAAGTAGGTGGCGGAGAAGAGCCACCACCACCAACGTTGCTTAAGTTATCAGGTAAACGCTTCAAGCGATCTGGAACAGGTGGTCCCAATGGTGCAGATCCCCTTGCACGATCTTGATATTCAATTTGGGCCTGACGGCTAACGCGTTGCAACATGTCATTTTTTGACGTGTATCCCAACTGTTGCCAACGATCAAAAGGATCCTCCGATTGCGGAGTAGAACCTTCTAATTGTGTTAAACCAACAATAGAACCAACAACTGAAGTGGGTGCCACAATGGACTGCGCCCAGGCTGGCATTGCACCCAAAACGGGAACACGAGCAAAAGCAGAAGAGGGCTTCAGGTAAGGAGCTGCAGCAGTTCCAAGGTTTTGAAGAATCCCTCCAACTTGACCAATCGCTGTGTTGCCGCTCAAAGCACGCGCCGCTTTTTCAGAGGTTCCACCAAATTGTTTTAAGAATTCACGGCGTAGGGCTGGATCACGCATGAACGGGCCGCCAAAGCCGGTAGGGCTTGTCAGTGTTCCCTGAATGCCTGTTGCAACTTGCCGAGCTGCTTGAAGAGTATCACCAATGACAGGAGCCTTAAGAGCACCAGTGGCATATTGCTGAACACCACGTGCCAGTTGTGGCACAGAACCTGCTGCTTCTTGGATGGCACGGTTCACAATCCCAGCTTGAGCTGAGCGCTGAAGACCGGCTGGCATCTCCGCAACATCACTGATTAAGCCAGTGAAACGAGCTGGAATGTTTCCAAAGTTTGGCCCAGCAAATTGGCCCGGTAAACCCCGCTGAAGTACATTCTCAGCTTTAGCAGCCAGTGCCCTGTAAGTCTGCGGATTAGTAGCTGTATCTACGGCCTGCTGAACGGCCTTAGGTGCAGCTTTGGCGCCAAAACCCTGAACAGCTTTCAAAGCTGCTGGAGCATTGCGCATAAACATCTGAAGAAACGTATTACCCATTACCGCCAAACCTCATGAAGATAAATACGAGAACCCACTGCAGTGTCAGCTGGGCCAGGTAAAGCCTGAATAAATTCCGCACCGGAGCGTTCATATCGATAACGGGCTTGGAACGGATCTTTATAGTTGGGAACATACAAGATATTTGCTAATCGATCTGTTTCATACAGATAGATTTCATTCCAAACCTTGAGCGCCTCCTTGGCGTTGCTCGACCGAATTGTACGGTCAACGTCACCAACAATGCTCTCCAACCGAGTAGAAGGCGAAGTCGCCACCTCAGTTTTCTTTTCTGCGGTATCACAGCGTCCAATCTGGATGACAATCTTGTCGTAGAAATAGGAATCCGGGACAGTGTTCATCGCTTCTTCCAGACGGGCGTAATCACCCGCTGGGACAGAAACCGTGAAGTAACCCAGGTGATACCTGACCCTACTTTTATCGAAGTCAGATAAATGCACTTCTACCTTCCAGCATCAACTAATTATAGTTCTAGAAAATCAATCAAGACCTAAAGAACTCGTTTGTGGCGTAGCGTTGACCCTGAAGATAGGGATCTTCTCCCATGAACTGAGAAAGAAA